AAGATTCAAATGTCGGAATTGCGTTCGTTAATTCGAAGTTTTGTAAGAGAGCAGCTACACCATTATCGGTACCAGCAGTTAACCAATTGGTTAAATTGCTGTAAGCCTGACCGGAGCTTGCTCCAGAAAGACTACCTGATGATGTACCTGTATACGCTGTATTGAGGTATTGGTAACCAGCTTCTTGACCTGCTGCTGCTGCTAATTGAGCTGCGCCGAAAGGAGCAACTGAACCAGAACCAGCACCGTCATTGGTACCTAGGGTTTGACCTGTGTAACGATAACGGAGAGCAAATGCAAGGCCGACTGGACCTGCCATTGGTTGAACACCAACGATCTCGTTTGTGATTAGCTCGGGGAATGTACGACGGATCATCGGAATCAAGATCTTCGGAAGACGATAGTCGCCTGCCGCATAGGTGTCGGTACCTGGAGTGCCAGATGCGTAACCTGCTGCGCCGATAGAAGAAGCATTACCAAACACACCACCATTACCAGCGGTGTTAACCCCGGTAGGATTGTAGTTTGGACCTGCTTCACGAATGCACCATTGCTCTTGATTCTCAAGAAGCATTGCTGTATTCAAGCGTGTGTGATCATCTTCGATAGGAGCAACGTTCTTTGAAGAGTAGTCGAGCACTGGTGCCCATTTCTCTAAAAGAGCTGCTGCTCTTGATTCATCGATGTAAGCCTGTGTAGGTCTTACTGATTTCATAATATTTTATTTTCCCTTTATAATCTAAATATCGACCCCAAGATTAATCGTTAAACGACCAATCAGGTAACTCAGGATATTTCTTCAAAAAAATTGGCTATTAGTACTTACTTAATTCTTTTAAGTAAGGTGATAGTACTTGCGGTTGGTCTTCTGATTGTTCTTCAATCACGAAGTCGACCTTTGTACTTTCACTTAAAGCTTCTTCCTTTAAGATATCAAGCCTATCATTCGTCTTCTTGTTGAATAGCTTGACTGTATAGTCGAAATTTTCGTTAATAAAGTCTGCTGATTTACCAGACATTACCTTTTTAACGTATTTCTTTTGCGATTCATCAAGTCTTGCACTCTTTTGTTCGATTAGTAAGGTAGCTTTAATGCTATCTAAATCGGATTTTAATTGTGCATTCTCTTGAATGACAGACTCAAGCTTTTGGGAAGCTTCACTAATTTGTGTTTTACCATCAAGAATTGCTTCTTTAATACTCTCTTTTTGTAGAGCAGCATCGACGGCTAAATGGTTACGAAGACTTTCCAACACTGTAATAGCTTTCTTATTACGAACAGCTTCTTGAATATCAGCTGTTGGAATTTTTTCTTCTAAAAATGATTCTAGGTAGTCACTAATTGACTCTACTAATTGAGATTTGAATGTTGCTGCATCATTGTTTAAAGCTTGTTCGTATTTTTCAACAACCATCTTTAATTTTTCAGCTCTATCAGTATCAATAGCTTCAACTACTTTTTCTAATTTCTTTGAGTGGTCAGTATCGATAGCTTTTAAAAGCTGTTCGAGTTTTGAGCTATAAAGCTCATCTTGCTCAGTTAATGCTTTTTCAACGTGGATACTAACTTTTTCCTTGACCTTAACTTCGATAGCTTCTTTAATCTTGGTCAATGATTCTTCTGATAAATCTTTTAGTAATTCTTCGCTCATATTAGAAAAGGTTGTTATTATTATTTATAATCTTCTGCTTGATTTTCTTGTTAATTTCAGCAGTTAAATGATTATTAGCCATGCTATAATCTTTATCTAAAATTGCAGACACAAATTGCTTTAATGAAGAGCCTTCATGTAATTTCTTCTTTTTGGCTTTTTTATCCTTCATAGCCTTCATAGCCTTCATATCTTTTTTAGACTTGTGCTTCATGTTATAAATTATTTATAAAGGATAGTATGGAATTCTTTAAGTATTCCTCTTTATTGTTGCGTGGTAGGGTTTTAATTTGGTTTTCGAAGTTTTCATATCTTTCTTCGAAAGAGCCGTTTTGAGCTAAAACATATTGTTTACTCTCCAAAATACCATTTACGAATGCCTTTGGGAAGCTTGGATCGGCGACACAATCAACAGCTACTAATCTAAAGTCTTTTACTCTTGAGTTACCGCTAGACTCAGAAACAAGCATACCTAAACCTCTAGTGCTCATACCAACTCTAACCCCATCATCAATAAGTGAACGTACAATTAAGCCAGTTGGTGTAGATAATACTTTACTCTTACCGTAAAATACATTACCGTCTTGGGTTAGTTCAGTAACAAGGTGACAAGCTCTACCTAGATCAACATCAGCTGTAGTTGGATGATTCAACTCACCCATTGCTCTACCTGGCTTGATCATCTCTTCGGTATAGCGTTTGGATTCAGTTCTCATTTCATCTAAGCTATAAATTCTTTTGTTTCTATTGGCACCTTCAGCCATCATATACGGACCTTTAATATAAAATGAACGAGGTTCATTTGAATTTTTTTCCGCTACAATATATTGAAAATCATTGTTATCAGATGGTGTTTCAACAATTAGTTTAAACATAATATTATTTATAGCATCCCATGTCAATTCAACGGATGCCTAGTTCTTTTTCAGTGAGAATGATAAACTCATACCCTTTTTTCTCTGCCCATCTTTTGGCTGCTTCCCACTTTGCTTGGTTTGTAATCCAAGTAGTTTGCTCATAAAGTATGGTAGATTGCTTTTTGCGGTTACTAGCAATAGGTTTTGCAACTTGTTTACTCGGTTTGATTTCAATTAAAAACTTCTTTTTATTGCCAGAATTATCTTTAAACACTACAAAATTGTCTACAAAATATCTATGAACTTTATTATCTAGAGGATTAATATACGGTACGATTATGTTTTCACTACCCCAATAAAGGATGTTTTCGTTTAAATCAGCCCATCTAAAAAATTTTAACTCCCATCCAGACCTATAAATTGGGTGAGACGTTCCTAGATACTTTGCAGAATTCTGAGGTTTAAATATGCCTTGCTTATATGTCATCTAGCTCGATTGGCGTGGCAGCTGGTTTATTGAATAGAGATCTTACAATTTCACCCTCTGATATTTCACCATTTTCTAATTTATCTATCCGCATCATTAAATCTGCTTTAGCAGTATTGTCTAACTCAGTATCTACAACTGCATTCTTAGCGTCTTTATATTGACGCTTCTTTATTAATGCAACTACTTTGTTAATAGCTGCAGAAACTTTAGATTTACCCGCCCAAGGCTTGGTAACATCTGTCTTTGCAACTGTCGAAATCTTACCATACATACCTGCCACATGGTTAAATACTGCATTTGGATTACCTACTAGATGTTTTTCAACAGCTGTATTAGCTACATCTTTATAGATATTTGTTAAATATATAAATGGATTTTTTTGACGAACTTGCATTTCAGTAGTTATAAATTTATCTAACGGGTCAAAATTCATATCACCAGACGTAATATCCATTAGATAAGCTTTAGTAGCTGATACTGCTGGATCTTCTTCTGGCACGATATCTAAATCTTCAAATGATTTAAATACTTGATCACCTTGGGTTTGTTTTAGAGAACTAACAAAATTTGCTGCACCTTGTTTTAATATACCGTGTAAGCTTGATAGGTTTTTTTCAGCATACTCGTTAGATAATTTTAAGTATTCAGCAGCCCGTAATTCTTGAGCATCTCTTTCTTTCATTAGCTTTTCAATAGCTTTTACAGGTGTTGTATTACCACCACCCGACATCACTTGACGAAAATCTTTACCTTGTCCCGGATTATAAAACCTCATACCGTTAGCTTTCATTTTCATGATCATTTCATCTATACGTTTAACATCTCTGTTAGCTGAAATATATTCATGATATAACTCCATAAAACCTTTAATAAGTTTTTGAAGTTTTAAACCTTCTGCTGGATCTGAAATTGTAACTAAAAATGCGGTTTTAATATACCGCATATTGTCCTGCACAATATATCTACCTTTTTTACCTTTTGTCTTTGGATCATTTTTATCAAACCATCCACGTTCATCCTTCGGTAAAGTTTTTTCAGGATTGTCGCCAAGACCTAAATTTTTAGGAAAGCCTTTAGGGCCTGAAGCTACATATTGAGATGGGTTCTTAACATCACGTTCACTCTTAGCCTCATTCAACATGTTAACTAAATCTCTAAATTTCATACAATTATTTATTATTAACCAACGAAGAACATTGGCGGTTCTGCATCGCCGAAGCCAGGTGCACCTTCATATAGCTTTTGTTCAAGTTCTTTCTTTTCTTCTAAACCTTCTTGCAACATATCAGCATTAACAGAGCCGCCGCCGAATAAAGTAGTACCAGCAAACTTACCTCTTATTCTCCCAAGTACAATCTTAGTTAAAGCTAACGAGTATTGATATACCCACTGCTCTTTAATAATGTCTTTTAGAGGTCTTTCAACATAGCATTGAATGACACCGTAGTATTGAGTGCTACTATCACGGCTAGACTTTGGCTGCGGATATAATCTCATTATTTGAGTTCTGTCATCAAAGTCAAATGATGGTTTAGTTGCAAGTAATTTTTCTCTATTCTTCAACCAATCTTTTAAAGTATACCAACTAATAAGGTCAAAGCCGTAATTACCCATAGCGTAACTGAAATATGTTTGCTGTGCTAAAGTCTGTTCAATTGTAAATAGAGTATTAATACCGGTAGTTGAACCTTCTTCAAAGTCAACAACAGCTATTACTTTTCTATAATCCATTACATCATAGTCAAAACTATTCAAGAAACTTGTATTTGTATTATTAATTACATCACCTAATTGCGTAATAGAAGTTTGAACACTTGGTGTGAAATACTGCGCTAACGTAGCGTTTTGATTGGTTATATAATTATAAATTGTAGCATCTAATACTTGATTAGCTGAAGTACCACCAACTAATGTTGCTGATACAGAAGACATTGAACTGAAATAGGTGCCAGGTACTGCGCTATTTGCAATATACACGTTACTACTATTATTAATATATTTTGAATATTGAGGATTAACGTTTTTATTCTGCACTTGTTCAGCAAAAGTATCAGAAACTTTAGCTGTAAATAAAGCATCAAGTTTCATACCATAGTCTTTAACATATAAATCGCTATTAAACACTAGATACTCTCTAGTATAACCTGCAAACTTTGCAAACATTTCACTTGCAATACTAATGTTCTCATATAACTGATCCCTATGAACCTCTACGTTTATATAAGGGTAACCAAGAGACCTTAGTATTCTATCTGATAATCTATCAAACGACGAGATCTTTGAGGATAGATTAGTACTTTGAAAAGCTGAGATAGGTGTTATGTCGCAACGTGCCATTTGATTTATTTATTACGCTGGCGTTGGCGCCGCCGCTGGAGTTACAGTACCACCTGGTCCTGCAGTTTCAGCCCCTTGAGCTGGGGCTCCTGCTGGTGGTGGAGGGCCACCTGCTGCTGCTGGCGCTCCGAATGAAGGAGGCATTGCTGAGCCTCCTGGAGCTGCTCCACCAATTTCCGTACCTTGTTGTTGGTTTGCTTCGCCGGGAGCGATCATAGCATCTCTCCAATTTGGACCGCCACCGAGAATTTGTGAGATTTCCCATTCAAACTCTTTATCCTTACGTAAGAACTCTCTATTAGCTTTAACATCAATGTCACTCCAACCGAGATATTTCTTTTGAGCAAATGTAGATGAAATTGTTTGATTTGAAACCAGTGAATTGAAGTTAGTAACTTTTAATTCTAATTTTTGATTTTCTCTTAATTCGTAGAAGTTAGTCGGAACGTTAAACTCGATATTAATATTCTGTTCTTTAATATTAAGTCTATCTGCAATACCTCTTAACTTTAAATGAGTTAGGAAACCATTCTTCATACCACTTGCAAAATTCTGTTGCATTCTAATAATGAAACGAGCAAACTTTAATTCTTCTCTTAAAATTTCATTACCGTCTTTAAATGTAGATTCTGTATTAAGTCTATTAGTTGGAACTTTTAATGCTTTATATAACTTGTTTACAAAGTACATTAAGTCTGTTAACTCACCAAGATTTGCTCCCCCAGCCAATTGTGTCACACTCGTTCCCTCACTCCCTGCTCTCTTTGCAAACCAGAAACTGTCTAACATTGATTGCGGATTAAACTTTTGAACCGGGCCTGATTGTGTACTATCGAAAGTTTTTTTACTCCAATATTCTTGGATTAACTTACGTAAGTAAGCTTCAGCTTTTGGCGGTGCCATATTACCGACATCAACGTTAAATACTAAACGTTCTGGAGCTCTTACTAAACGGTATATTACAATACTATCTTCAATTAAGGAAAGCTGTCTATAAGCTCTTCTTGCATTTTCGATAAATGGTAATCTAAAGGTCTTATCTTGGTTCCAAATACCTGAGTTCACATAGGTAATTTGATTTTTATCCATCGGGATAAATTCAAACTTTTCAATCTTATTTGGTCTATTAGGATTAAAAATAGGTTTGCGTAAAATGTAACCTTTGACAATCATATTCTGAATGTTATCAAAAATTGGATCAATTAACTCAGTTGGCAATTGAACAACTCCAAGTACACCCTCCTCTGGGTAAGTTTTGTGTATAATATGCTCGAAGTAAACTTCACCTTCAATTAATATCTGCCTAAAATATTCCCAACCTTTTCTATCTAACTCAAAGTTTTGAATATATTTTTGAAATTCGTGAATAATTTTATCTCTATCTTCATCGTCTAAATTAAGATTTTTAAAATATAATTTAACAATTTCTCCAGCTTCATTTTTATTAATACATTCATCGCAAATCTCATCCAAACAATCTGCTACTTCAGCAAAAGCGGCCATTACTCTATAGTCTAATATTCTCGGACCTTTATCTGCTTGTATATTAGCGTATACTAATTCACTATAAACGCCACCTTTAGATACTGAACCTGAAGGTGTATTGTTATAATCATTATCATAGAAGATAGATTGTTTAGCTAAAGCTTCTGCTCTTCTTGAACCGGTGTCTTGGAATGTCTCGTATTTAGGATTTAATTCAGCAAGAACTTTATTTAGATCTAAGGCTTGATACGGTAGTTTATTAGCTAAATTCTTAAAGAAGCCACTATCTGTAAAACCTTTATTATCTTGGGCCATTTCAATTATTTAATAATAGATTAGGTTAATTCTATAATCATATAGTCATTAAGAATGTGTCTACCGGAGATAAAGAACTTAAATGTGTTTGAGCTGTGGTAGTATACCCAGCGTCGTTAAAAGGCACTATAACAATTTTACTGATAGGAGATCTCGGATTACGTTGTAATCTAGGTAAGTTAAATGTGATAATATTATCGTTTATAACATTATATCCTTTAATAATTTGACCTCTTATACTTGTCTGTCTTGTAAATGCGGAGGTCGCAGTAAGAATGCCTGTTGCTGAATAAACAGTATCATTATTAGAAGATAATAATAAGCCTTTTAATTTTGTAAATCTATTACCATATAACATTACCACCCCTGTAACTCCACGTGCAATAGTATAGTTACTTTCAACCAATACGCTATTCCAGAATAAATTTGAAACTGTTGGTGATCCAGAAACTTCTACTACTTCAAGTTCATTTACTAAACCAGATGATACTGGGAATGTATAACTATTACCAGAAAGATCATTATAGCTTGTTAATATACTTTGAGCGTGAAAGTTGTTATCAATATAATATATGTTGCCTACTGGGTTAGATGTCTCTTTAAATAACCAACCTTTAATTGTAAATGAAGTATCAGCTGTAATTCTTTGTTTATCAGTACCGTTTAAATCAGTTGGATACTCCATTACCATACTACCATCCCATAACACCTCACTTCTAATTTCTTGCGTTTCTGGCAATCCAAAATCAGTAGGAACTTTCCAACCTAACACTATATATGGGTTAGAGTAAGGTATAAAGTTACTTAAAATTTGATCCATATCAGTCTGGAAACGAGTAATAATAGACATTTTAATATCTATGTTTATAGGTACTGGAGACTTTAAATGCGCTGAAGACTTTTTACCGTTATAATAAAACCCGTCTAATTTATTGAAAACTCTCGTATTATCTCTAGATATACCACCGATAGACACCGCAACAGCAGGCATTGTCATCGTTTTAGCAGTATTAATGATATCATATAACACTCTTTGTTTTGGAGAATATACATAACGAACACTAATTCTATCCTCAATTTCTCTATTATCGTTATATCTCTTTATAACAATATCATCAAACGCAGTAACAAACTGCGTAAGTAAATCTTTAATTTCAAAATAGTATGGAGATTGTTTCATTATTACATGTGCTTAGCTAAGACATTTAGTAAGTCTAATTTAGCTATCAATTTAGTAGTATTATTTTCTTTCTTAGCTGAATGCGCTTGAGCCATTACCTTATCATAAAGGCTTTGTAACTGCTTACGAGACATTCTACCATAACCTTTAACTGCAATTTCTTCATCTTCAAATCCAGTTGCAGGTGCGCTTGAACCTACATTAGCATCACTAATTTTACTATCTACACCACCCGGTAATCTACCAGTGCTAGTAGCGCCTCCAAAACTGTTTTTACCGTCAGGTTTCGGTGATAAGCCTTTGACAAGCTGACTTTGTCTTTGTTGCATATATATGGTACCATAATTACCTTCATTTAAAAGACTATGTTTATATACTTCAAAAATCTTCTTATACTCATCCATATATCTATTTATAAAAAAACCCGAGCGTTTGAGGCCCGGGTTTAATGTAATATGAATTATATTAACCTGTATAACTTACAAATCTTGAAAGGTCTTGTTGGCAAACAAACTGGTTAACTGGTGAGTTAATACAGAACACTTGAGTGTTATTTGTATTATCAACTACATTAACGGTTACTGGAATAACACCAGCGCCGGTAATACCTGCTGAAGTGCCTGATAGAGCTGTTGAACTTACTGCTAAATATAAAGTACCAACTTGAATACCGGACGCGCATTCAGCGCCGGTAGCTGATAATTGAGCTGAAATATTGTTTAAGCCGGTAACGGTACGACCAGCAATAATCTTGTGCGGGTAAGTGCCAGCTGATAAGCTATAATCAAAAAAGCTAAATACACCGTATTGAGCAGCTTCCCAACCATCAGCACCATTATACTGAGTTTGTGCAAATTGCATACCTGTTGCATAACAAGTTAAGTTTTCAATATCTGTTCTACCGCTAAAACCAACCTTGTAGGAGTTAATAGCTCCTCCGATTGATGTGTCGATACAAGACAGCGCTACTATACCGCCGCGACCGTTAAGAGTGTTAGCTACCGTTGAAAGTGAGAGATTTACTGTGAAGCCCATATAATATATTTATAGATTGCAGATTATTTTTTTACCATTTCCCTACAGGACATTTGGAAGCATCTATTTTTACTTTAGCCTGCATCCAACAACCGCATTTACTACATACTAAAGTAGTATCTTTTCTGATAGCAAACTCGCAAGCTTCGCACATTTCCATTCTAGTATCAGCTTTACTTTTCTTAGAGATTATTGTTCCATGGCTAAAAGCCCCAGACGCAGCATAATAAGCTGTACTAATAAGATTAGCAGCCATCGTTTGCAATGATGGTAATTTAATATCTCCTGAGCTCATATATTATATATTATATTTTTAGTTTAAACCAGACCAGTCTTTTAATACCGGCTTTGATTTCTCAATTGACTTCTCTAGCGTAGGAGTTAACTTAGGCATGAAGTTAATACCAGTTTGTTTTTCTACCTCATCAATTGATACAGCGTATTTAGGCATATCTTCAACTGGTAAAGCAGTGTTAGGGAAGATGAAAGCGATAGCTTTATTACTCTTTTTATCAACGATTACTTTCCAAACATGAGTCGGTACACCTACCTGATTATTACCAATTGAAGTGTAACCTTTATTATATACTGTACCAGTAACCGCGTAGATATCTTTACCTTCTATTACCCAATTACGTACAAACGTTTCTAATTGCTTCCAAATGCCTCTATTATTATTAGGCACTTGCGGTATCATATTTGATAGAAAGAAGCTCTCACTCATCACATCATCGTTTTGAGTGTTATCCCCAGCTGGAGCTAAATGAC